CCGTTGTCGTAAGTGTGATATCAGCAGCTGTAGCTGAGTCATTAACGTCGGAGTCCCTAACCTGCATCAAGAAGATGTCATCATCGGTAAAGGCGGCTGCCCCTGAGTCTGTAGTTAGCGTCAACCTAAGAGCAAACGTATCACCTCTTTTGCAGATGATGTCAACTCTTTGTGAGGCGTCTAGGTTTATAGTTGTTGCCATGTTATCCTAATAGTTGTTGAAGTGGATCACCCTTGTCTTCTTCGAGCTCCCCTCTTTGTCCTTGTCTTTGAGAGATCAACTTACTCTGCTCGATGGTCTGCTTCTCTACTCGATCGTCTTTTCTATCCTCTTTCAGCGTCTCTAACTTCTCCTTGAAGTCTTGGTCGTCAGAGCGAACACCGAGCAAAGCCTGAGCCTTAATCATCTCGATCTCCTTTCTGAATCCGTGCTTCACCTGCTCAAGCTGAGCGTCAATCTGAGCCTTGAGTTGCAGCTCCTGTGCTTTCAATTGAGCTTCGAGCTGCATCTCTTGCTGCTTAGCTTGCGAGGAAGCCATCGCAGACTGCTGTTGAATCTGAGCCTGCTGCTGAGAGTTCTGCATAGCCATCTGCTGATTTGCCGCCATGCGCTTCTTTCTTCGAACAACAAGAAGTCTTTCTGCTTGATTCAAGTCTCTCAGCTGGCGGACAGCAATAGCGTCTTCGAGGTCGATTTCTTTCTGAGCGAGAGCAACCTGGATGTTTTGCTCAAGGTACTGCCGCTCATTATCTTCCATGTCTTTTACTACTCGAACACCGAAGTTGTACATCGGGAGGTTTCTAAACGTAGAAAGAACCTCCATGTTTGTTTTCCCGATAGCGTTTTCGTAAATCCTGTATAGGATAGACTCTGGGTGAATGACCTGCACACACTTGACGATATCACTGCATACCTTCTTGTAAAGAATCATAGAAGAATTAGTGATGTCATAGATGGCGTTGTTGGCCGCAGCGAGAGCTTGTTGACGAACACCCACCAAAGCATCTGACTTAGGAGAGCTTGCGTCCATAACCTCATTGATCCCTGTCGCGTCTCTAATCATGCGCAGGTAGTGATTGTAAAGACCGATCAGCTCATTGATGTTTCGTATGCTGTTCCCGATTTCTCTTATTGGTGGGTTCTGGAATCCACCCTCTGGGTTCTTGCTTCTGTAGTAGAAGACACCAGTCTGCTCGTAGATGTCGTGCAGCTCAAGCGGCTGGAGTTCGCCGCCCTTACCGAGCTGTACGTTCTCAAGCCCCTCAATATCGATGATGATCCCATCAGGCTTTGCCTTGGCTACCGCCTGCTGAATCTTGAGGTGAGTCAACTGAAGCTGATCCGCAAACCCAATGCAGCTGTCCACCATAGACTTAGGCATCATGTCCAAAAGGTTTGTTGCGCAAACCGAGTAAGACAAATTAGCCTTAGAGATATCGTATACGTTCTTAGGGATATTGCGCTTCTTGTCGTAGTTGAACAAGAAGTCAGTACCCAGCACGAAGCATCCGCCATAGACGTTAGCGCTCTCAAGCTTGGTTACCTCCCTGTTGAATACAGAGTTCTGAGGGGCCTTGTAGTTCTCTCCCTTCGGGTAGAACCCTACGTTTCCGTATCTGCTTTCCTTTGACTCGAAGTACTCGCAGTCAGTAGAGATAAACTCGAAGTCCAATACCTGGACCATGTACTCGTCGTAACCAAATCTAGTCGAGTTATTCACCCTATCGTAAGAGGAGTGAGACAGCTTACCAGAATCGTATCCGTACTTCTTCTGAGCTTTTGTAGCGATCTCCTTGTACTGCTCTTCGGTAAACTGATCACCAGCAATTCTCTTCAGTTCCTGGATAGGCATGTATCTAACATGCCCAGCGTATACCAAGTCCGAAAACTGCGGGTCCTCGGTAAAGCTATGGATGAAGTTAATGGGATCAATATAGCTCGTCTTGATTCCGTGCTCTGGATCGTTATCTCTTTTGACAACAGCCATTCCAAGAATCGCCAAGTCGTTCACACAACGGCGGAGAGTAGAGTCGTTGAAATCATTCCAGTCAAGCGTGAGCTGCGTAGCAATCTGCGCAGCAATCTCTGAGTTAGACTTGATGTTGTTCTCTACAAAGATCTCTGCCTCTTCAAGGCTTTCTGGGATGTCCTGAGACGGACCCATCACCTGAACTCCAAGCTTTTGCTCGATACCCTCAAGAGACTTCTTTGATTTAACAGAGATCTCTACCTTCTTTCTTTTGAGGTCCTTCTCTGAAGATGAGATAGGGTCAATAGCCTCAAGGTTTGGATACGGAGACAGCGACAGGATCTTGTTTACTACGATCCTTACGAACTTAGGGAGAATAGGAACTGGCGTGAAATCCAGATTAAGCATACTTCCATCGCCATTATTAGGATCAAGAGAAGTAAGAAGCGACCTGTAGATAGCTGTGTCTTGGGTGCCGTTCGCGTATCGTCTGTTCTTTTCAAATGTACGCTTTCTGTTTCCGTAGGCGGAGTTCTGCTGATCTATCTTTCCCCACTGCTGGTAAATCGCCTTCGCGTATTTCAGACCATACTCTTTAGACCGCTTCGTCTCCGAAGAAGCTAGAGGGTCTGGAAAGTTAGAAGATTTTTTATTGTTACTATACATCTGCAATGGTGGAGTTATTTAACTCATTGCAAATATAGTAAAACTAGAAGTGCCAAGCTTTCGGCTTATACGTCCTGAAAAATTGCTTGTCGTTGAAGTCGGCTTTGGCCTTTTCTTTCTTCTTAGATTTCTGAGATGCAAGCAGTGCCAACCCAGAACTAATCGTCAAGTCAAACTTAGTTCTCTTGTCAATCTTATATCCAATCCAGTCTTCCAGGGTTCTGTTGAAATACATCTTACCAAACTCTGCTGTCTCTGGATTGATTCCAACGTGATCGTGAATGTAAGCCTCAATAGACTGAGCGTGAGATTGAATGACGTCTTGAGAGTTAGACGGTATGCCTTTCGTTCTTACGTTTGAAGAGGAGTTAGGGTTCTTCAGGAAGTCTGGACGATCCATTAAGTATCCGTCGTAACCTCTTGATTCAAAGTATCTTGCGATACCGTACTTATTGTTCTCTATAAGCAAAGGGTATCCATAAAAGAACGAACACATTAGCACGTCCTCATAGAATATGCTGGCAAGGTCTGGACGAGAAGCATACTCCACTACGAACATGTTTGCAGGTACATCCATGTTGAACTTGTTGTACATGTGGAGCGCACCCTTTGATCCTCTTCCGTCTACCGTGGCGTCAAGGTCATAGGAGTCAACACCTCCAACCCCGATGTGTGCATTTGGAGCTATACGCTTACCACGTTCTTCTGCCTTCTTATTTCTAAGGTGATCAGGCGGCAGCCAAGCCACACGGAACCTACCGTTGGGGTCTGGGGAGAACACCACCTCTTCATCCTTCTTTCTCCATACGAAATTCCCTTGAACTACTGGGTTAGGATACAAGTTGTCGTTGTGTTCTATCTGCTGGTAAATCTTACCTATGTTGAAAATGCTGCCCTCAATACTGTCTCTGAACGCTTCGTCTTCAGTGAAAGGGAACTGCCTGATAATCTCATTCAGCTCAGAGGGGTCATCCCTAAAGGAGTGCCTTTCGTTCTTTAAGTACACTCTACTCCCTTGATCTACGGGGTCTCCGTCCACGCCCTCTATCTCTTTTTCTGGATTGTCTACAATAGCATTTCCATACTTATCAAAGAATCCCTCTAGGGCTTCGTAAGCTGGTATGAAAATTCGATAAAGTCCAGACCTAGTTCGGCCGTTATTGTTTCTCTCGTTGGGGTCGGAGTCTTCCCACAAGCCTTTGTACTCGTCACCCCCCTTGTCCATAGGGTTAACAGTACTGCCTACTAGCGCCTTGCCTACTACGCGCTTACCGACAATAAGACATGTACGCTCAATACGCCACGCCTCTCGGATGTCCGTAGGCTTCTCCCATTTTCCCGCCTCATCCAAATACAACATATGTAGCTTCTCGCCATCGTATGCGTTGTTGGTGGTGTTCTTCCAGTTGATTACGGTATTCAGTGCGTCTCCTCGCTGAGAAGTCTTGTTTTTTTTCGTGATGCGCTTCGAAGGCTCACGGAACGCCAGTTCCATGCGTGGATTGGTAGTACCGTCCTGGATAGGCTTGAAAAAGAATGGGTAGCTGCGAAAGATCGCAACTACTTTCTTCATGAAAATATTTTCCTGGGCGTCTTTACCAGTCTTTGACTGAATGCCAAGAAGCTTTTCTTTAACTTGACTAGCCTCGTCAACAAGTACAGCAGAGCACACATTAGTGTAGCCAGAACGACGACACTTAGTATATAGCTGACCGAAAC